TAATCGTCATGTTCCCCTGCTGGAAACGCGGCACACTCTTCAATAACTTCTTCAGCCCATCGGGTATCTGGTGACCACACCATACCACTTTCGAAGATAGGAGCAATCGAATTTACTCTTGTGAATTTATCGTTCCCCCTACTAGGGCTATAATTTACCACAGGAATGCCCATTGTCCTTAATTCTTGGGTTAAAGGCATACCAGAAGCTTTTGCTTCAATTATCACACATTCAGGATCCCAATACTTATATTCTTCTAATGCCCTGCGTCTAAGGTCGGGGAAGTCCCACCTACCGCGTTTTGCATCCATTAAAATAACATTAGCCGTTTTACCTTCATCAGGGTAAAAAACCCCCCATGTAGTTATAGCACTAAAATCAGCATTAGTCTGTTTGCTAAATGCCGTATCATAAGATTGCATAATATATTCTATAGGGGGTAAATCATCTTTCTCCCAAACCTGCCACCAATCGCGTTTTATAATAGCACTTTGCTCGCTCGTAGGGTTTTGTTGCCATTGGGCTTCCCATTTGCCCACAGATAAACTACCTTTAACGGCTAATAAATCATCTTTAGACCAATACTCAGGCCATAAAGGATTATTTGTTTCTGGCATTAAAGCAGGGAATTCTACTACTTCCCACTTATCGGCAAGTATATCGCGCCCCTGTTGCCGCAAAAGTTTACCTGTTAAATCGTTCTCTGCCCAACGCGTCATAATAATAACGATACTACCTCCTGGTTGTAACCGCTGCCGTGGACCAGAAGTATACCACTCATAAGCGTGTTCTAAAGCAGTAGGACTTAATGCATCTTGTTCACTATGCGGATCGTCAATTATTAATAAATCTGCACCACGACCCGTCACCGCTCCGCCAACACCTGCCGCAAAATACTCACCACCTTTATCCGTCTCCCAACGGCCTGCCGCTTGGCTGTCAGCACGTAATTGGACATCTTGGAAAACTTTTGTGTAATCTCGCGAATTCATCAAGTTTCTTACCTTACGTCCAAACCTAAAAGCTAACTCAGCAGTATGCGTAGTCTGCATTATCTTTAAACGTGGGTTTCTGCCCATCAACCAACTAGGCAATAAATAACTGCCAAACTCACTCTTAGTATGTCTCGGGGGCATATTAACAATTAATCGTTTTAACTCGCCCTTCGCCAATCGGTTAAACTTCTCCGCCATAATTCCATGGTGGCGTCCATTAATAAACTCAGGCCAAACCGTCTTAGTATACGTCATGAAATCTTCTTTAGCCTTCGCACTCTGCACAAGCGTAGAAGCTCTATCTAATAAAGTAGCATACTTTTTTAATTGGTCTTCAGGTACTAACTCTACATCCATTAAAAGTAACCCACCATCAAAATCGATATATTCTCTATACATCGAAAAATTTCACAGGGCAATGAACCTATTATCAATACACACAATAAGGGGGTAAGTGTGTCAAAGTCGGTTTTTTTGGTAATATTTATTTGGTACTCGATAAACTGTGTCAAACTTGGTTACGCCTGACGCCCTAACCAGACTTCTTCGTCAGGGGGGGTTTGGGGGGAGGGGGGGCTGTTTGGTGGGTAGGTTGGCGGCTGTAAACCGCCAACCCTGTAACCTATTTGGTAGGCTGTGGGCTGACCACTAGCTGAGCGAATGCTGTACCCCATGTGCTAGAGCTAGGGCTGTAGCCGCCATTTAAATAAGCCATTAAGCATACTGGATTTTTGCGGCTGTGGCCTAGTTTAGTACCTGCTCCTAATACCGCGCCAACAGTGTGACCGTTGGCGTGGCCGTTATGCACCCAACCTTGAACTGTTTGGCGAACGCCACCTGCTTTGCCATTGTTACCAAATGGTACACCCTTGGCAGCATTGGGTAGTAAAACAATTTGTACATTGTTTGCCTGACCTGCTGCATGGGTATTTATAAACGCCCAAATTGCCGCGCCATTTACTTGACCTGCTGGTGTTGCCATGACAACACTTTTAGGTGTTGCTGTTGCGTTTTTGTTTTTTAGTGCTTTTGCCATTTTGTTACCCCTTTACTGGTTTTTGGCTACCGACCTTTGTGGTTGGTATAACACTCTTATATACTAGTATATATTTAACCGCAACCCCTTTTGACAATTATTTTTAATTATTTTTGACGAGGGGTGCTGACCCGATTTTTGACGATATGCGATGATATATAGTATATAGATGCGCGTATAGATGTCTCATGATAGAGAAAAAAGGAGACAGACGTTGTAATCTCAGGCAGCTATTGTAATCTAATAGCTGCTTGAGGTTAGTATAATAAGTGAATAAGTGTGACCATAGCGACTATGACCACACATACTAGAATTAGTAGGAACATTAACCACCCCATAGCAGAGGGATAAATAAGACTGCTATACAGATTACGGCTATACTAATGACTGCGATAAGCTGTTGTGTCCAGAACCAAATTTTACCTAACATATCAGCTCTCATACTTTGGGTGAGCTTCAATGCGCTGTAGCTCTGCACTATCTGGCAAAGCTTCAAGGTGTGCGTCAGTGCCATAATAGTCACGTTCTAACTCACGTTCACGCAGTGCGTCCCATACAGGCTCATAGCTGTGTAAGTTTTGTTGCACCTCGGGAAGGTCATGATCCCAACCTTCTATGATGTTGTTGATCAGTTCGCTTATGCTTTTCATTAGTTCATCCCTTCGTGGTAGTTAATTTTTATCGTAAAAGAAGAATGTGGGGAATCTTCGTTTAATGCCTCCATTTTTCTAATTGTTTTTTCAGCGTCCCAATGCACTTGAAAAATTCTACCTGTTTCTACCTCTACTATGCAGAAGATATCAGGTTCGCTAGGGTTATCTTTCATTATATAGTCCTTTACTACTAATTAATTTGTGCCACCACACTACTATATATGCCTTTGTACGGACAACACTCGTAGATAAAAAAAGAGAAAAAAAGAACCGACCGTCATCAAATATCTTCTATATATGTCTATATATATAGACAGGTCGTGTCATCAAATATCCTCAAGGGAGAGTCGTCGTAATCTGTCGCCAGATATCGTAATCTGGTACAAAAAAAGGGACGCAGTAAATGCGTCCCTCAAAGTTGTTCTGGATATTAAGCTTTAACGACAAGCTTAATAAATGGTTTCATCCAGGTCTTGCTTGACGGTGTATACCCACCATGCATGAGGGCGTGAATACAATTAGGTTTAGTTGACGAATGACCTAGTTTTTTCGCTTTAGTAAGGACAGCTCGTAGTGAGCGGTCAACTTTGCCAGCACCGACGGGAACACCATGCAATGCCCAGTTTTGGATCGTGGCACGAACGCCCTCGCCTTTGCCACCATAACCAAAAGGAACTGGCTCAGGGTTTTTTAAGTCTACATTGTCTAACGCCTCAATATAAACATTGCCCATGTTACCTCCAGCGTGTTGATTAACAAACGCATGAATCTCAGAGTATGAAAGTTCGCGGTCAGTAACGACTAACTCAACAGATTTAGCTTTAGCTTTGGATTTTGGGGCGGATTTTTTATTTGCTTTTAACATTGTAAAGTCCTTTCTACGACTTAGTGCAGAGCCATTGTAGCTGTGCTATAACTCTTCTAACATAACTATAGTTTACTGACAAGTCTTTTATGCTCTTTTATTATCTTTTATTATCCTTCGCCCGAGGCCTCTTTCATCATCAAAAATCATCACGAATCGTCTCATCAAGACCGAGGATAGAGGATGATTGACGATGAACGACAGACTGATGACGATTGACGAGGATTGACGATGAAGGACAGTCGTCGTAATCTCAAGATGATAGAAGATATTTGAGGAGAGCTTCGTAATCACATTTTATCGGGGAACTCCAATCAGGTATCAAATCTCCTTTCTCCTCGGTTTCTGCTCCTAGCTCAATCGCCCTAGAACCATGAAATAAATTGACAGTCCCTGACGAAGGCTGCTCAACCAAGTTCCAAACTCGCCCTAATTCGGTAGCATATCTTATTTGCCAAGCGATCTGGTGGGGTCGTAATTGTATTTTCTTTAACGACTTTAACCTGTGGACTTTCAATTCTATCCAAAAACTCTTGCCGTCTACAATGCCGTGTAAGTCAGGAACACCAGGACTTGCCCATGATTCTAATCGTGTCCAAAACACGCCCAAGTCCTTAGTTCCGTCACGCAATTTATGCCACATTCGTGACTCAGGTTTAATACCCACTATGAGATAAACTTGTTTGTCGCTACATATTTGGTATACGACTTTAACACATGAGCAATCACTTGATTGTTGTTGGGTTTAAATCCCCACTCTTTTTCTAAGTTCATAACCACTATATCCATAGCGTCTTTGGTATCAGGCGTTAGCCAAATACCATGTTTCTTTCTATCTGCCATATTAAAATCCAGCCTCCTTTATAAAATTAATACGTTTATCATAATCTTGTTTAGCATTATCATAGCTATTGTATGCTTTGATATTGCCCTGTGTCCTGTACTTTTTCGGTCCGAGTAACCCATCTTCGCGGTACACAATATATGCCTCGCCTATTGAGGAGATGTCTGCAAAATGCAACACTGTACGAGATTTACCTTTGTTGAAATAGCGCACGTTAGGGAGCGGTTTATCTACCATTATTAATCCTTTCTACGATTATGTATGTACTTATAGTATAGTTTTAGATAATTAAATTGACCAATCTTTATTTGTCTTGTTTTGTCACATCTACTGCTGTGCTTTCTATTAAAACTGCATCTGTGTTATTTACCTGCAAAGCAGGGAACTCTTTTTGCAGCCGTTCTATTTCTTTCATAACTTGCTCTTTATCCATTTGATCTATATTACCATGCATGATTTCTTTACGATCTATATATAGTCCTGCGGCTTGGCCTCTAGATTTTTCAGCGGCAACGGCAGCAGCAAAGTTTCCTGCAGAAATTGATGCGTCTCGTATCTCACCTAGTTTTTTAACGTGGCTTTCAAAACTTACCTCAAACTTTTTAGAGAGCTCTTGCTTTAACTCACGGATTCTTTGTACGACGTGGGGGTATCGTTGCCCATTGAGTAATTGCGAAGCGATAGCGTGGGCGGATTTTACAGAATATCCTGCTCTTACTGCGGCTTCTGTCTGGCTAATGTCTTCACAAACATAAATTCTACAAAACTCTTCTTGTTTTGGTGTGATTCCTTTTTCTGAACGAGGATTTGCGACGACTTCAATTGTTGGTTTGTGAGTTGCTTTTGCGAGAGCCATTAAATATCTTTCTGCATTTATCGTAATCTGGTGATACTTTGTATAATAGGGTAGAATTCGCTAAAGTGTAAATTCTTTTTTATCGTTTTAAATGTCGCGCGTACTGAGAAAGTGAGTCAGAGATAGTCCTTTTTGTATTAACTCTACCTCGTAACCTATTGTAGATAGGTGGATACTGAGATATCTGATATTATGAAATCATAAAAACGAATTTCATTGATCCTGAACATCTACTCCTATTATACAAAGTGAAAGGTTTTAGAGCCTCTGATAAAGGTCAAAGTTTAAATTGTGCTGTGTTATGTGGTATATATTGTGACCCCTCGGAGAGTGGTTAAAAAAACGCCCTGCTATAATCATTTGGGAATACAATTATGGCAGGGCAGTAATGAGTTAACCAAGGACAGGCGATTATTTTATATATCACCTATTTAAATATAGCAGATTTTTGACGGATTGCCACAAGTTTCCTAAGAAATAATCTTTTTCTTTTATTGGAATCTTCTTTATTTGGGCTTCGGGTCGTGTAGACAAAATATACTCTATTTGTAATCTTGTCAGGCCATACTGCTTAACCAACTCATTAAGGGCTTTTTTATGAGTATTGTTCTGCACTAAAGAATCATAATGAACAGCAAACTTTTTACAGAAATCACTTGTATAACGCATCATTTTCAGTATTCACTTTTTTAACTCTTTTGGCTAATTCATCATTAGCAGTTTGTTTCTGGGTCAACATCACAATCAGCTTATTATATGCTTCATCATTTCTAAAACAAATAGTGCTACATAAAAAAGATAATGCCCCAATCTCATGATCGGGGCTCCAAAGGTCGCCTACACGACCAGTGATTGTACTTTCTTCTTCACACAGCTTTAAATATCTAGCCACGTTGTTTCTAACCATACTATACGTTCTAGGCATCAACACCTTCCTCACCAATTTTTACTTTTAAACGCACATCATGCCCACAGTAATCTTCTTCACTAAGGCAAGCTATCGCAATACCATCTTTTACATATTGGCCTGGATAATCTTCACTAACAAACTCTTTGAACCTATCGGACGAAGGATCTCTCATCTCATATACTTTACCTTTATAAAAATCACGCAACCACTCTTCTTCAGTTTTGTTAGACCAATTAGTATGTAGACCAATATGGCGGTAAACATCAATCAATCTTATATAACGAGGGTCACCTTGTTTTGTGTATAAAAAAGCTCCATATTGGTTTTCATAAAAAGCAATACGATTGTGATACTGTTTATAATTTTTAGCAGTAATCTTGCCGAAACCTACAGCATTTCCAGCGAAAATTAAAGTATTGGTCAATGGGGTAAGATACTTACCCATCTTACCTTTTTTATTAGTGCGCTCTTCTACACAATATATGTCGCAGTTATGGACTGCACTGTAATCATAATTTAATGGCATTTTTATCCCTTTCTGTGGATTTAATATACTTTATTTTAACTTAAAGTATTAGTATTGATAAGCCTTTTTTTATCTTATTTGTTCAGGGTAATTTTTCTAACTCTGATGTGAGAGCGACTAATACATCTTCTGATTTTTTAAGATCGTGCCACTGTTTATCTACTTTATACATTATCGGCATAAAAGTATGTGGGTCACTTACTACTTTTTCAAGCATTTTTTCAACTAATGCTTTAACTTCATCTAAACATTCATGATAACCTTGGTCTTTTAACTCTGAATGATATTCTTCATCTATAGACATTTAATCATTCTCCTTGCAAATAAACAGTTTCTATCATGTCTTTGTTGCCACAGTCAGGGCAAACCTTAACAACAGGCTCTTGCTCTGGATATGTGGTATCACATTTTAAACAATGTACTATTTGATTTAAGTACTCCATGCTTTTAAACTCCGTTCTTATTAGGAAACTCTGCACAAAAAGCATAAACCCCGAAAAACTCGGGGTTTTGCTCAACTTCTTTATAAATATTTTCTGCCACTACTTCGCACTCTTGTAATTGAGCAGATTCTGTAAGTATATGTACATCGTTCTGCCCAGAAAAAGTCAAAGTAACTAGAATCACTTTCCATACAATCATATCAACGCTCACTAGGAAGCATCAATGTATGAGTGCCATTGTAATTAGATTCAAAGAAAAACTCCCAAGTACCCTCGTAAGCATCGGTATAAGATATTTCTGACTTCCATAATTCAGTACCATTACCATCTCCTGCGGTAATTACTGCGGTAGAGTCTGGGTTAACTACAAGTTTTATAGACATAAAAGGCTGTTCTGGTTGGAGTAAAAGTAACTCACTAAACACTTTATCAGTAAACCAATACGCTCCACGACCACCCATGTATTCTATGAAGTAATGGACTCCATCAGTGTACAGGGCGTAATTGCTGATTATTGGGTGAGGTTTATAAAAAGTAGATGTGCCATAAAAATGACCTAACCCTTCTTTAAAACTTTCTGAACATTTCTTTTTTAAAGCCTGATTATTGTGGCTTTTTCCGTTACCTGTCATCATTGTAATACTCCTTTCTGCGAGTATAAAGTTATAAGGTGGGATACAGAAAGGTAAAGGACTCTAATAAAAGAGACAATCTGCATCCCGTGTAATTAGACGCTGTCAAACTAACTACTATTAATTTATACCTTAAGATTTTATAATTGATAAGTTTTATTTAATCTTTTTTATTCCCCTCACTCCAGTGTCCTTGGATTCTACTCCCACAATCAGAGCAACCGATTCCATGGCGTTCTTCAGAGAGTAGATGAAAATAAGCAGACCCACATAAGGAACAAAGCACAATATCAACTTCTTCCTCTATTATAGTAACTGGGACAACTGGGTCTGGTCTTTTGAACTGGATAATGTTGGTATTATCATAAATGGGGGAGTTTTTCTTTTTTTCCATACTGCTAATCTTTTCTTTTCACCATTATAATATTGGTGATATGCTTTTATAACATCTGCATTTTTATATTCGTCGGGCATTGCCTGAGCAAATTTAGTTAATCCTGTATTAGTTAATTCTACAGGGGGATCTTTTACAATGGCAAGTATTTTCTCACAAGCATGAACTCTATTATACCTGAAGGTATACTCTTTACATAAACTTATGCCTAACTTCCACAACCATCTGTAATTGTTTACAGTTTCGCCTGCCCATAGAGTACAAGGGTGTTTTTGATGCACAGGTTTATAAGGAGCTTCTTGGTTGTATCGCCAATTAACAGTACATAACATCTGTGTTGTTTCTAAAGGCATTTTGACAACGTGTTTGTCGCAATGGTAACGAGCACAAGTTTCATGGTCGTAGTCTAATAAAAATATATTCACACTACCCCCTTTTTACTCTATCAATACAAGCAAGAACTGCACTTCTGAGATGTGGTGTAGCTACTCCTCCTGCCTTATACAAATAAATATCGTTAACAGCTATGTTTTCGAGAATATCTATTGCTGTTTTCCACTCTAATGTTTTGGAAGCTTCATGGGCTATATTAAAGTTAAGCCCATGAACATCTGTTGTATCTAATGCTTTCATGTCATATATTTGAAGATCTGTAAAAACACGCTTTACTGCTTCTGTCGGGTTTATAATTTCTGGCATATCTTTCTCCATATGTTGTTGATATTTATATTATAATATATAGTTAAAAGCAGGACTATTCTTATTTACTCCGAAGGGTTCAGATCATTATCTAACAGTTCAATAAGTACGTTTTTAGCTATATCATAATGGGGTCGACCTCTATATTTATGGTCTAAATAATCTCTACCATTAACAATAATATCTCCTGCAAGATAATTTCCTCGCAAATACATTCTTTGACAATGAAAAACTAATTCTAATTTATCTGCTATATCACAACAATCTTTTTCTTTATCGGTCACAGGGAAATTAACACCTAATTCGCAGTTGTATTTAAATTCTATTTTAGCAACCTCAACTGCCAAACGATCGTAATCCCATTTAGTTGTCGCAGGTATATCTCCTGTTCTGCTTTCTGCAATATCATGATACATTAAATGTAAAAGAGCATTTTTTGAAAGATCAGGCCATAAAGTCTGTAAAATAACCATTGCTCTCCAAGTATGGGCTGCGACATTTTGCCCATCGCTACAATCTGGGCGTGTATGGTATCTTAATATATGACCGCCTTTTAATCTTTCTAATACATCTTCTAAGTTAGCATCTCGCTGTGGTTTCCCGTTAGTCCTCGTGTCCATGGTTTCTCCGTAAATGTTTGTTTTGCTTCCCCCCAATTTGGTCCAAATTCTGCATCAACTATTGAAGGGACTTCTAGTTTAACACAGTTCTCCATTATTTCTGTAACTATTTTTGCTTGTTTTTCATTTTCTACAGAAATATCTAATTCATCGTGAACTTGAATCATAGGTAATATGCCTTCTTCATTTAAAGCTACCATCGCGGCTTTAGTTTGGTCAGCAGCACTCCCCTGGATTAATTTATTAAGAGCTTTGTAAGTAAATGCTCGTTTTATCGCAGGTCCGTGTTCGTTAAAAGCTTCTTGATAATTTAAAGGTTTCCAAATGCCATATCTGTTTGGTTCCCATTTGTCGAATCTGCACCTGCGTCCTAAAACTGTGCGGATTACTCCTTTTTGGCTAGCTCTGTTGCTAGAATATTCACTGAGTTCACGCACAAAAGGGACTTTTTCGTGGTATGTTGCAAATAATTCTTTTGCATCTTCAAATTCTAAACCAAGGCTTGCCGCTAATTTTTTAGACCCCATGCCATAAAATAAACCAAGGTTGATATCTTTAGCTTGCTTGCGTGGGACACCAACAATATCTGCCGCCATTTGGTGGAAATCAGTGCGAGGGTCTTCATTATATTGTTCGGCAAACTCTATTGCCCCTCTGAAGTTCATCAACTTAGCATAATGTACAACAATGCGTGGTTCTTGGCTAGAGTAGTCAAATGCACCCCACAATGTATCTTGTTCTGGTAAAAACAAACTGCGTATCATAGGTCCGATTTCACCATGCCTTGCAGGTATTTGTTGCAGATTTGGGTTACTGTAGCTAAATCTTCCTGTTACTGTGCCGCCTTGGTCGTTACGCAGTGGGTGAAGCTCTGCGTGAATACGACCTTTAATTTGATGTTTTAAAATAGTATCAACAAAAGTGCTACGAGCTTTGTTAAACTCTCTTGCTTGCACAATTTTTTGAGCTATCTCGTGGGGGTGGTTACTTAAAAAACCTTTCGTAAAACTAGGAGCTCCAGTTTTTTCTGTTTTTGCGTAATCTAAACCTAACTTATCAAAAACTTTTGCTACAGATTCAGCCGCCCACATTTCTACAGCGATTCCTGTTTGTTTAGCTACATCATCTAAAAGTTTTTTCTCTCGTTGCTTTAAATCTATTTTTATTAGCTCTGTTTTATCTACATCAACTCTTACTCCACGTTCTCGCATAGGAATAATAGTTTTGAGAACTTTTAACTCTAAATCTAAAACATCACCAATCTCTTCTTTAATTATTAATCCTTTAAAAAACTCCCATAAACGTAAAGTCAAAGAAGCATCTTGCTCTGCATAAGCTCCTACATACGCGGCAGGTAGTTTATACATTTCACTTTTAGCGTTTACTCCAAATGCTTCAGCTGCTTCTCGTAATTCTACTTCAGACTTACGTTCTTGTAAGTAATCTCTGCCAATAGCGTTGAGGGCGTAACTGAATCTATTTTCGTCGAGCAGCGGTGCAACGACCATCGTATCCACGATTCGCCCTTTGATAAACACATCTTCGGCGAGCAACCACCCAACATCATACTGAGCATTATGGAAAACGTAATCACGATTAATTTTGCATACATCTCTTAACCAACTTAATGTGACTTTAGGATCAAAATTAGGACCATTTTCATGTCTAATAGGAAAGTACCATTGATTTCCTGTTACTGCAACTGCCACACCAATTATGTGTCCATCTTTCCTTGCCCAACCCGAACCCATTGTAGTTAAATTAGGGTCTTTAGTTTCTAAATCTATAGCTATTTCTTCGTAAGAGCTTAAATCTGGGTAGCCATCTGGCATAACCCATTCAGTAGGTGGCTTAAATAGAGGTAACTGCATTTGAAATCACTTTCATTGGTTCTTTACATTTTTTACAATGAGGCCATCTGTTTTTTAAATTTCTAAAAGTGACTTCACGCTCTTCTTTTCCGCACTCACAAACAACTTTAGTAGTTTTATCTAAATCAGTTGGTTTGGGTTTCACAAGAATCCTCCA